ATCCACCCAATCCAACGAATACAAAAATCCTATGTCTTTCGCAGATCTAAAGAAACAGTCTCGCCTTGGCAGTTTGACTTCTAAACTGACAACAGAGATCGAAAAAATGAATAAGAGCACCACGGGCGGTGCTGATGATCGTGTATGGAAACCAGAAGTAGATAAAGCAGGAAACGGTTATGCAGTGATCCGTTTTCTACCTGCACCGCAAGGTGAAGAGTTGCCTTGGGCAAAAGTGTGGTCTCATGCTTTCCAAGGTCCTGGAGGTTGGTATATTGAGAACAGTCTGACCACGCTTGGTGGTAAAGATCCTGTTTCGGAGCACAATCGCATTCTCTGGAACAGTGGTAGTGAAGTAGATAAAGAGCAAGCACGTAAGCAGAAGCGTAAACTGTCTTACATCAGTAACATCTATGTTGTAAAGGATCCTGCTAATCCTCAGAACGAAGGCAAAGTCTTTCTGTTCAAGTTTGGCAAGAAAATCTTTGATAAGATTACTGCTGCCATGCAACCTGAGTATGAAGATGAGCAAGCGATTGATCCGTTTGACTTCTGGCAAGGTGCTAACTTCAAGATGAAGATCAAGAACGTTGCTGGTTATCGTAACTACGACAGTTCTGAGTTTGCATCTCCTGAACCGCTTCTGGATGATGATGATGCACTGGAAGCAATCTGGAAGAAACAGTATTCTCTTGAAGAGTTTACTCGTCCTGATCAGTTCAAGTCTTACGAAGAACTGGAAAAGCGTATGAACAGTGTTCTAAATCCTAACGCTTCTAGTCGTCGTGTTGATCCTGATACGTTCGATGAGGAAGAAGAGATCGTGATGAAGTCTCGTCAGCAAATGAAGGAAGAAGAGCGTGTTGTTAAGTCATCTCCTGCTCCTGCAGCAGATGATGATGACGATGATGCACTGTCATACTTCCAGCGACTTGCCGAGGAGTGATTTCAAAATCGACTTTTGATTCCAAAAAAGTCGGGAAAAAAATTCTGGGCAAAAATTGCCAAATAGGTTTTTGGGGAGTTAACGTGGGGATAAAATCCTCAAGTTAGCTCCCTTTTTAGTGCGTCTATCAATATATTGAGAACTATCGGTATAAGTCATGATTTCACGCATATCGTCAATTACGGTTTGAATGTAATTTTGCCTCAAAACGTAAATTGTGCGTTTTTCATCATTTTTCAAAACTTCATAATCGTAGTTGCTGACTGAAGTTACAATACTTGCACCAGAAAGCACTTTATAAGCGCCGAAATTAGAATATTTGAATTGGAAATTTGCATCAACAGTTAATCCTGCTTGCAAGAGAAGATTTCCTTCACTGTCACGAACTTCTTTTGTTTCATAATGATGAATTTCTTGTAAAAGTTCAGAACCATACTTATTCATCAAATAATTGTTCAAATCTGCTTGTGACATTGGCCATTCTTCCCTAACATTGATAATATTGTTAGAAATAAGAACAATCCAGTCTAATTGTGGGTTGTTGTATAATGTTTGTGCTACATTATCTGGACGATTATCACCAACTATAGAGTATTTGTCAAAAACTACAGCATTTTGGAAAAAATCATCCCTAATTTTAGCACGCTTGAATAGATTTTTCACACGAACATAATCGTAACTGGAATTACGATTGTCCGTGAATGATGGTAGCAATAGGTCTGGGAAAAGATCGAAATATGACATTTTAGAAACCTATTTCATCAAATACAATTTTATCACCAACAACTCCACCCAAAGCATCTTGGACGCTAGGATCATCATCTTTGAAGTAATCTTGTTCAAAGATTGGAGTTAATTCTGTGAATGATAGTGTCATATTTGTTCTGACTGGCATTGATACTGCATCTGCATCTTCATATGACTGATAAACACCTTCTGGGGTATAATTTAATTCACACGCAGTCAAAGCACATATTTTAAATCTATTTAATCCCTTTATATTTTTATCACCAGTTCCTTTATATGAAATTCTGAAAACATTTGGTGATCCTATTAGGATTGTAGTAGTTTCAAATCGTTTTGCTGCCATTCCCTGCCTAAAAAATCTCATTACTCGTCTAGCTGCTGTAGCATCATCGCTGCTATTTGGAGCAAATTCAAAGGTAAACGAGAAAGATCTTAGTTTAGGTCCATTAAATAAGAGTTCAAGATTTGGGTTTATTGTTGTACCAGTTCCTCGTGCAATGAATTGTGCAGGATCTACATTAATACCAACTTTACCCAAAGCATATTGTGCAATGAATGAAGATAATAGTAATCCTGCAGGTGTGTCTGCACCAAAATTTCCTTGTTTAAATTGGTCCATAAATTGCCCAAATCCACCAAAAGCACCACTCAATAACCCCCCAATGTTTCCTCCTATTGCCTGCTGTGCAAGTGGAAGAGCACCAAAGAATGCAGCAGCTTCTACAGGATTGGCACGATCTTCACCCCAACTTACACCATTTGAGATTGCTAACTGATTTGGTATTGGCAATTTCACTACTCCTATGAAATCTCTAAGATTTGAATTTCTAGTTAATCCTCCAGTTATAATATCTGCAAAATTTGAAGTAAATTGATTCTGTCCCGTAACAAAAAGTTCTTCTTGAGGAGCTCTATATGTAAATTGCTCTATTAATACATGGTCTTGAGTATTTTTATATGAAGCATCTACTGGATATGATATGACTACTGGTTCTGCTTTACCTGCAGGGTTTAAAGATTGTATTGTTGCTTCAGAACTATTTAAAATTTCTTTTACCAACTTTGGATCAAGAGTTATATTTTGTCCAGAAATGGGAACTGGTGTAGGAACATAAGTTGTCAAATTTGGATTTGTTGCTGGCGCAGTTCCTTGTGATCCTGTTGCTGGTTTAATTGGAGCATAATAATTGTTTGTGCCTGCAGTCGCCGCCGCCTGAGCCATTTCTGGTAAAAGGTTTGGTTTTGTTGTTTGGACAACTTGCTTTAATCTGGAAACTGATGCTTGAAAATCCACATCAAAGTTTGGATTTTTAGACAAATCTTTATATTCTTGGCTGTCTGTCCTTACAGGTACATCATTTGTAATGTTTTGAACTTTTACAGGTTTTAAAAACGTGTTATTTGCAATATCCGTGCTATAAGCAACTCTATACGTTTTACCGTTATATGTGGTATCGAAATATCCTAATGCTCCTCCACCTACAGGTTTTGATATATTTTTAGGTGCCATTATCTTAAACTCCTAGGATCGACTGGAACTTCTGCACCACGAAAACTTCTAACAAATTCTTCAGCAGCCAATAGTGATGCAGCTTGCCATTCTTCCATTGCTATATCTATGAAGTTACTTTCTACTTCTGATTTCAAGTATTTATGGAACCCAGTGCTACCAAATAAAAACTCCTCCCAATTCTGCACGCCGCTGGACTGTGCTTCTTGAAGCATATTCACCACATCCATTCTTTGATTACGAGGATAATAATGTAAATTCATCCCGTAAAATACTTCATTTAGATCAAGAACAATAAAGCACAGTGGATTTTTATCATAAAATCTTTTTTCTGCTGTTAATGCTCGATATCGAAAAAGCATTAAATGCCCAACTTCAGGAATACTTGTAATTTTTGATTTTGGAAATTGTGACTTATATTCCAAGATCGTGCTCCGTTAGAATTTTAAATTCCCACTTTCTATCATTGCAGTATTCTTTTGCTGCTTCCCACTTTGCCATATTTTTAGCATATTCAACAACTTCACTAATATATTTTTTAGATCTACTTTTTTGTGGTGTTGGACCTTTTACTTGTTTCGCTGGTTTAATCTCGATCAAACTTTCCATAATTTTTCCAGATGTATTTTTATATTTGATATAAAAATCTGGAAAATATTTGTGATATCTATTATCAACTGGAGATTTATATGGGATCCAAAGTTCTTCCGATGACCAAATTAAAATATTTTCATTTTTATCACAATAATTCATGAACTTCAATTCCCACAAAGATCTATAAATGATATTTGTAGGATCTCCTTTGTACTTTTTAGGGTTGGAAGGTCGAAACTTTCCCTTATAACTCATACATAGTATATAAACGTCTTCTATTTAGATGACTAGAGAAAGTAATTTAGAAGCAACTAGAAATAGGATTTACCTTCCTACATCAGAACTTTATAGGTCTAGTATAAGTAAAACTGGATCTGGTATTGTTCCTGCATTTAATAATCTTTATGATGTGTGGATAGATTTTGGTAGTACCACAACTGACAGTGGTAATAGTTTATTGGGATTTATTAATCAGCATGGATTTTACGATGCTAGATCGACAGAAAATCCAGGAAATTACTTAGCGTTGTTTTGCTCAGAAGCAGTTCTTCCAGGGTCACAAATTCAAACCTCACAAGTTGATGGATTGAGACAAGGTGTATCTTCAAACTATGCTATTTTTAGAAGATATCCTGATATTACATTAACATATTATTCTCAAAAAGATTATTATACAAATGAAGTTTTCAATGCTTGGATGGAATATATTTCACCAACTACATTATCATCTGGTAGGCATGGTGCAAATACTCAACAAAGAAAAAATGATCGTGCTGCATATAAGAAATTAAAATATCCTCTTAGTTACAAGTGTGATATTCAAATCACTGCATTTAGTGGAGATATTCTTCCTGAGAATAATCGATTAAAATCGACTGATAGTGTTAGAAGTTCTGCTAGAATGTCTAGCAGTATTACATACCATTTAATGGATGCATTTCCTGTTAATATTGTTGCTGCTCCATTAGCATATGGTGATGCTGAATTGATTAAAACTGCAGTTACATTTAAATACGATTATTACTATACTGATAGAACTTCTAGATCTTTCAATACTGATACTCTTTTAAGATCAGATTTTGGAAAGAACATCAGAAATCCGTTCTAAATAAAGACAATGATGTGAATTTTTATGCCATTACCTAAGGTTGTTACTCCTACATTTGAACTAGATCTCATTTCAACTGGCAAGACAATTAAATATCGTCCATTTCTTGTTAAGGAAGAAAAAGTTCTTCTGATTGCACTTGAAAGTGGTAATGAAAAGGATATTTTAAACGCTGTAAAAGATGTTTTAAAATCCTGTGTTCTTACCCGTGGTGTAAAGGTAGATGATCTTCCTAGTTTTGAACTTGAATATTTGTTTTTAAATATTCGCAGCAAATCTGTTGGTGAAAGTGTAGATCTTTTAGTTACCTGCACTGACGATGGAGAAACTCAAGTTCCATTGTCGGTTAAAATTAATGAAGTAAAACTTGTTGTTCCTGATGGACACAATGATTTAATTGATCTTGGTGGAGGATTGTTCATGAAATTGAAATATCCTTCAATGCAACAGTTTGTAGAAAATAACTTCTCACTTTCAAAAGCGGGAACTAATTCGGAAAAAATTGATAAAGCGTTCAAGTCCGTAATTTCATGCATTGAACAACTTTATAATGATGACGAAGCATGGTCATATTCAGATTACACTGAAAAAGAATGGATTGAATTCCTTGAGGGATTGGATAGTTTTCAATTCCAAATGATTGAGAAGTTTTTTGAAACGATGCCAAAGTTAACATACTCTACAAAGGTAACAAATCCCAACACTGGTGTTGACACTGATGTCCTAATTGAGGGATTAACAAATTTTTTCGCATAATGCTATATCATACAGATATGACTTCATATTATGAAGACAACTTTGCGTTGATGCATTATCATAAATGGAGTTTATTTGAAATTGAAAACTTGATGCCTTGGGAAAAGGAAACTTATATCAAATACTTAGAGAATTATTTGGAGAAGAAAAAATTAGAGGCAGCACAAGCAGCAAATGCAATTAGTTGAGCCACAAAATCAAATCCTTCCTGGTATTGTTAGCGTAGAGAAGAAGTCTCCGTCTCTTACTCCTTTACGTCGTAGGATGGGTTTGGCTTATGATAAGTTGCTCATGGAAGCGGAAGAAAGAGAAGGATCTCTTTCTCCAAAAACAATTAGAACTTTGGGTAAGTTAGTCTTAGAATTTGAGCAAGTTAATAGTAACCTTGCTGCAATTCAAACACAGATTAGGCAAGATATTCGTGACAAAAAAAGATATTTCGATGACGAGAAAAAATTATACAAGAAGGAAGAAGAAAATTTAACATCTTTACGTGGATCATTCTTTGATTTAAGAGCAAAGTTTGCTGGAATATCTGCAGTTCTTGCTGGTAAAGCATTACTAGAAGGTAGATTTGGTGATGCTGCTGCCAATGCTGGGTTTGCAGTTACTGCAATGCTCCCAGAGATCGTTAATATCGCTTCTGGACTAGTTCTTTCACGAATGGCACTTGGTGGTGTGGGGCGTGCTGCAGCAGGTGCTACCATCGCTCGTGGGGGTGGTGTAAGAATGCCTGGTATGGGTGGACTAGGTATGCTTGGACTTGCAGCAGCAGTTCCTCTTACAATGGGTGCTGCAGATGTAAGAAGACAAGAACTTGTAAAAAGACAAACTGGATCTGCTGGTATCAGTCCAGATGATGTTGATAGATTTCAAGGAACAGTAACTCGTTTTGATGCAATTTTATCTCAACGAGGCGGTGGAGCAAAAGCACAAGAACAACCAAAGGTTGCTGTAGAAGATCTTATGGATAAAAAACCACCAAATTATCCTGGCGGAGGAGGAGGTGGATCTGGTGATGTAAATGCGGCGGATGTTATTGCAGATACACCACAAGAAAAAGCATTTATTGCATCTGTTAGAGAAGTTGAAGGAACTGCTAGTGCTCAGGGATATAATACATTTTTTGGTGGATCACAATATGGGGGAGATTTATCTAAATTAACAGCAAATCAAGTTGCAGATTTGCAAAGAAAGTTCTTAGCAGAAGGAAGAGGGGACTATTCTGGGGGCAGATCTGCAGCGGTTGGTGCTGGGCAGTTTATGGAACCAGAAAATGTTGTCCGTGCAATGGGATTAGATCCCAATAAGGAAAAGTTTACTCCAGAACTGCAGAATAAAATGATTTTATTCCTTGCAAAGAAGAAACGAAAAATTGATGTATCAAAACCATTAACTGTTCAAGATCTTGGTGTATTAAATCAAGAATGGGCTGGATTTGGACCTTATTATGGACAGACAAAAAGAACTTTGCAGCAAAGTTTAGATATTTACAACCAAAACCTTAGAGAAGCACAGGAAACAAAAACAAGTCCAAAACCAAAAAAATCTGCTCAAGATAGTGGGATGTATGGAAAATATGGAGAACAAAGTTCAACATACACTAGACCTGCAAGTTCTGATATTTCTTTAATCACACTTCCTGGACAGCAGAAAGTTGTTAAGCCACAGGGACCAAAAACTGCTCCAGCTTCATCCGAAGTTGCATTCAATACAACTTTTGAAAGTGTTGATAGATTTACTTCTAATCTTATTCTAGGGGTGTATAGTTCATGAACTTAGAACAGGTATTAGCAGTTGCTGCATCCAATAAAACAAATAGTGTCAATCTTGAAAAACTATTTGCAAAGTCTGTTGCAACAACAAATGAGGTTGAAACTCAACGATTACGTGCTAAAACCCAACTTCTAGAAGTAAGGCAAAAAACTTATTCTGCAATCAGACAGTCTCAAGAAGAACAAGAAAAGAAAGGTGGTGTCTTAGATAAAATTCTTGGTACTCTTGGTCTTGCAGGAGTAGCAAAAGGATTAAAAGGCGCTAAACCACCAACAGGTGGAGCAGGTGTTGTATCACCAAAACCTAGACCTGGTGGACCTAGAATTGGTCGTGGAGTTGCTGGATTGAATGTATTGTTTGGTGGTATTGATTTTATGCAGCGTCGATCCGCAGGACAATCTAACTTACAGGCAGGCATTGGTGCTGGCGCTGGAGTTGCTGGCGGCATGGCAGGTGCTGCTTTAGGAGCAAAGATTGGTGCTGGATTAGGTACAATAATTGCTCCTGGATTAGGAACTTTGATTGGTGGAGGATTAGGATCGTTAGTTGGTGGTGGTATTGGTGCAATGGCAGCAGGTAATGTTGCCGATCGAGTAACTGGTGCTGATGCTGGCGAACAGGAAGTTGAAAGAAGAGTTCAAGAAGAAGAAAAGAAAACAAGTTTATTAATCACAAAAACACCATTCTCAGGTGCTTTGGACACTTTTGATGCTGCATTAGATAAACTGGCATCTTTCCCTGGAGGTATTTGTGCTTGTGCAGGAAGAGAAGCACCACCAGAAATGACGCCTATACAAAGAAGAAAAGATCAACTTCAAAAGGCATATGAAGAGGGTTATAATAAAGGTGTCGGTGAAGGAAGAACACAAGGTGGCGCAGTAGGATTTGTTGCAGGTATTGCTGTTGTTGGTGGTGCTTTATTTTTAACCAGAGGCAAAGGTGGTGCGTTATTGCAAAGACTTGGATTAGTTTCAGATATTATTCCAAAAACTCCAACAAGAACTCCTATAGATCCTGGAAAAGTTCGTGTTCTTCCAAAAGAAGAAATATTACCACCAACTCCAGCACCAACAACAAGACCGACTACACAAAGGATCATGGAATCGGTTTTTGGTGAAACTCCTGCACCTAGACATTCTCCAAAAATGCCTAGAAACCCTAAAACAGGAAAACCACAAGAATTAGTTGAGGAAGTTATTGATACTCCAGAAGGACAAGTTATTATTAGAAGACCTGCAACAAAAGCAGAAAAATCAACACCAGAAGAATTTTTCCAAAAACAAGAACTAAAAGGTATAAAAAAGCAGATTAAACAGTTAAAGAAAATCAGAAATACATTAGATCCTGAAGAAGTTTCTCCTGTAGGTCCTCAAAGTAGTGTAGGTGGATCTAATATCATTGCATTAGCAGAACCAAATACTACGATTGTTCCTATTCCTGTAGGTGGTGGAACGCAAATTATAGGTAGTGGTGGAGCAACGCCATATCAAGCTGCTGCTAAATATGCTCAGATGATGTCACAGATAACCGTATAATGTCCAATTTTTTAAAAGGACATAAAGTAACAGAGCTTCTTATTGCTTCTCCAAAAGGAGATAGGTTTGAGGATGTTCGTTTACAGTCTGGTCTCATCAGTTACTATGAAGATGTTACAGATAGTTCAATTCACTTTGAGATTGATATATTAGATACCAGTGGCAAATTAGCAAAACTACCTGTAAGAAGTGGTGCAGTTGTATATCTTACAATTACGCATCCTTCAGGAGAAATAAGATTTGATCAAAATAATCCGTTAGTTATCAGCAATATCAAAACAGGAACAGCAACAGCAAAACGAGAAGTTTATACCTTAATTCTAGAAACACAAGGATCATTCAGCAATCATACAACAAGATTGTATCGAAAGTACACTGGTAAACTCGATACAATCATTAGAAAAATTTTAGAAAAAGATCTTAATATTAAATCAACAAGAATAAGAAGACTTGAAGAGACTTCAAACACTTATAGTTTCATGGGAAATTATAAGAAACCTTTATTTACTTGCACTTGGTTATGTCCTAAATCTATTCCATTGGTTAATAATGGAAAGAATTCTGGAACTGCTGGATATTTTTTCTATGAAGCACTTGATGGATATTATTTCAGAAGTGTTGATAATATTTTTAATGAAGCAAAGAAAAATAAAGATAGAATATTAAAATACAATTACCACGAAACAGTCGATGCATTAAGTCCAGATAATAATTACAAACTTGTTTCGCCTCCAGTTTGGAGAGAAAGTCATGATATCCTAGAAAAACTAAGACTAGGAATGTACAGATCATCCAATTGGTTTTATAATATCATCACAAGATCGCCAGACTTTCAAGATTATTACTTTGGACAAAGTATAAACAACCAATTAACATTATCAAATGAGGTTGAGAATATTCCCAACAAGATTGACACCTATTCGTCAAGAATTATACTGGGAGTAATCGACACAGGAACATTATCTGCAAAAGGTGATTTAACTACACCACAATATCAACCATTGTTCCAGTCTCAAGGAATTGCAAGATATGCATCACTGTTTTCACAAACCTTGTCGATAACCGTGCCAATGAATATCCGTTTAAGAGTTGGAGAAGTAATATTTTGCAACTTTTCCAAGATAAATAAGCAAGAATCTGATTTTGGTTCCGATCCTAGTTCGGGATACTATATGATCAAGTCGTTGGCACATAAATTTTCTTCAAGAGGCGATTTTACTGGATTGACTTTAGTAAGAGATTCCTACGCACAACTAACATGAGAACCATCGAAGACCATATAGAAAAGGATACCACAGATCTTTATGATCCTGGTATTTCTTCACAACGACGCCGTTTTCTAGAACAAGAACTAGAAGACTTGAAAATTTATAAGGCAAATCATCCTGGTGATCACCACGATCCTACGCCATTTGAGATTTATTGTGATCAAAATCCAAATGCACTTGAGTGTAGAATTTACGAAAACTGATGCTGGAGCAACGCCTATCTAAGATCAACTTTATCGGAGAAGATGGATTTCATTGGTTCATCGGACAGGTAACAGCTGATCCTAGTTGGCGAGAATTCAGCACAAAGTATGGATACAGAGCAAAAGTCAGGATCCTAGGTCGTCATCCAGCATCCAATGAGGTTCCTGACAGTGAATTGCCATGGGCACATTTTCTAGTACCACCAAATCTTGGTGCTGGTAAAAACTTTGGTGGTACTAGTTTTGGTTTGCAAGGTGGTGAAACTGTTCTAGGATTTTTCCTAGATGGTGATGATATGCAACAACCCATCATTTTGGGTGCATTGTTTAGTGGAGAAGCAGAAAAGAACCTTGTTGCTTGGCAGAAAGCTGTAGATAAAGGCACAAGTGGATTTCTACCAATTGATTTTAACAGACAATTAAAATATTCAACAGCAGTAAGACCTGCCACTGGAGGATCTCCAACAGGGAATGGAGTTCCTGGTGGTGGTAAAACTGCAGATGGAAAAGAAAGTCTTCAAGGAAAGCAAAATAACGAAGTAAAGAAAAAAATTGTAGGGCGTGCTAAAAAATGTAAAGGTGGCAAGGGATTTTTGTGGGAAGTTTCAAGAGCCCTAGCAACTTTCATTGAACTGTCTAGAGACTTAATTAATATTCAACAGGGATTTATTGATCCTATTTTGGGAGAAATCGCTGATATTGGATCTTTGGTCGGACAAACATCAGATTTGATTGCAGGAGCATTTTCTCAGTTAATTCGATTGGCAAGAAAGTATATGTTCCAAAAAATTTATAATGGCGTAAAAGATTTATTGAATTTCCTTGTTCCAGACAGTCTTTTAAAAGATATTGCAATTAAAAAATCGATGGATACCATCTTTTGTTTAATTGAAAATATTATAAAGGGTCTTAAAAAATTCATCAGCGATTTCTTGCTGCAGATGCTTGGAAAAATTATCAATATTCCACTTTGTGCTGCAGAACAATTCATCGGTGGACTTATTTCATCCATTGGTAATGAAATTCAAGAAGCAATTGGACCTGCCATGGATGCTATTCAGCAAGTCATTGGATCTGTTGGATCTTTTACAGGATATATTGCTCAAGCAATCAACTATGTTCAAATTGGATTGAATTTCTTAAAATGTGAGGGTGAAATTTGTGAACCAACACCATACAACTGGGCAATAAACTTTGGACCAACACCACAACAAGTTGCAGATTTTAGAAGAACAATAAGTCTTTCTGGTAGAATTAATAACCTTAGAAAAGATGTTTCAAATACTATTGAAGGATGGTTTCCTAAAGATGAAGTTGGTGATGAAGTTGTTGATGGTTTGGTTAAAGGATGTGATCCATACAGTCTTGTTTGTGGTCCACCAGAAGTTCTTATCTTCGGTGGCGGCGGCGCTGGTGCTGCAGCAAGGGCAGTTGTTAATAGTTTTGGACAAATTGTTGGTGTAAACATGCTTGATGTTGGTTTTGCTTATTCTGGAAAACCATTTGTTCAATTTATAGATGCTTGTGATAATGGATATGGTGCTACTGGACAAGCGATTGTAGAAAATGGACAAGTAACCAATATTGTTATGCTTGAAACTGGTGGCGGATACATTCCAACATCAGAGATCACTCCAGATAATCAGGGTGAAGATGTTGTCGGACAACTCAATAGTGTTCAAATCGTTAATACTGGTATTGGTTATTCTGAAGATGATATGATTGAAAGCGAATGTGGCGTACTCAAACCAGTTTTAGATGGTGAGGGTAGAATTATTGGTGCTAATATCATTTCATCTGAACTTGGATGCACAACTCTTCCAGACTTGTCAATAAATAGTGCGACTGGCGTGGGAGCGATTATTAGACCTGTTATGAAGTATGTCAGAAGAAGTGAAGTTAACGTAAGTGTTCCACCAGAAAAAGTTATTCGTGTTGTAGATTGTGTAAGTAAATGACATCACCACCAATTATAATTAATAACCCAGAACACGGATTTCTGGAAATTGGCGAAGAAACTGATGATAAATGCCTAAGAAAACATCACGTTCAACTTGGTGGTGGATCTGGAGCAGCACTGCACATTTATAAGGATGGTGGATGGTGTTTATGGGCTAAATCCAACGATAAAGGATCTACTTTAATTCAAGAAGGAACTGGTCCTATCAATATTGTTTCTGATGGAGATATCAATATTGAAGCGAAGGGTGATATATCAATGCGAGGAAAAAACATCATCATGGAAACAACAGGATCTGATGGTGATGTTGTTGTAAACTCAAAGCATAATATAAGACTTGATGCTGACAATAATGTCACTGTTATTGGAACGAATATAACTACTAGAGCATCTCACAATATGCTAAGTCATTGTGATGGTTGGAACATTATATCAGGTAATCCAGTGTTTTTGTTAGAAAGAAAAACCAAACTTATTCCAACTTCAGTTTCAGATCTTGTAAATACATTATTAGGAGAATTGGTCTTCGGAGGATAGTATGGCATTAGCAGGCGAACTTTCAGCAGGTAAATTATACATTGGTCCAGAAATACCAACCAGATTAGACCAATCTGCGTTAACATTAGATGACGATGCAAATCCATTTGCAGGTACTTTAGCTGTTGCTGGACCTGCATTTTTCGGTGCTCCCACTAATATTGGATTTGCTCGTGCTGCAGTAAACATTGGACCAGCAATTGCTCCATTTAGTCCAGGAATTCCTAGTTTAGGATTGGATGTTACTGCAGGAACTCAACATACAGGTTACATGAATAACCTTGGTTTGAGTAATTTCTTTGGCATGTCCAACAAACTTGGTATTTTGAACAAAATTGGTATCAACAATGCACTTGGCTTATCGAACAGAACAGGGTATAATGTAGCAGTAGGTGGCGAAACAAACACTCAACCAGTCCAAGAAGACACTTGTGTTGCTAAAACTTCAGCAGCACCACTTTATACACATTATGGGAATATGCATGTGAACGGATCTTTTTCTGCAAATAGCAAAGCATTTGAAATCGAACATCCTTCAAAACCAGGTAAAAAGTTGTATCATGGTTCTTTAGAAGGACCAGAACATGGAGTTTATGTTCGTGGACGAGTGACTACAGATGGTATTATTGAACTTCCAGAATACTGGAAAGATCTCGTAGATCCTGAAACAATTACTGTTCAACTAACACCACATCGTTTTTATCAAGAACTTTTCGTCGATCACATTGAATGGGGTGTTAGAGTTGTTGTTCGCAATTCTAGCGGCGGTGCAATTGATGCTTATTATTTGGTTCAAGCGGAACGCAAAGACATCGAAAAACTTCAAGTCGAGGCTTGACATCCAAAAACTGCCGTGCTATGATGGAACCTGATGAGCAATCACTATGGATCTTCACCTGACTGACGAATACATTGAATGCGTCAAGATAAATATTAGTAACAGGACGTTTTATCTTCACGGCACTGACGGGTCCTATGAAGAAGTGTGTTGCGAAACACCAGATCAATTCTTGAGTGTGCTTAATTTTACAAAGTCACATTCAAACGGAGTACGTATCGAGTATGTCTCAGATTAGATGTCCCATGTGTGGTCATCTATGTAATGGAAAAATTGAATTTGGATCACACATCAAAAGATGTCAAGAAGCAGACACTAAATTCAAATTTAATCCTAAAAAAAATTCAAAGAAAAAACCTAAGCATTAATTTTCTGGGACCGTTGCTTATTGGTTAAAGCCGTCGCCTTATAAGCGGCAGAACCGAGTTCAATTCTCGGCGGTCCTACCATGGGAGCGTGGTGAAACTGGTAAACACAACAGACTTAAAATCTGTCGGGCGTAAAGTCCTTGTCGGTTCGATTCCGACCGTTCCTATATTTCTAAATAAAAAAGAGTTACAATCGTAAAATGCTGTATAGAATTGCTATAAAAACTCACAACGGATCAATATACTATTTAACTAGTGATGATGATGCACCAGAAACAGATGTTGAAATTAATCTTGAGGAAATACAATTTCTTTCAAAAATAAATCCATCCCATGCACATACATTTAGTACTAAGGAATTAGCAAAAGAAGTTTGTAAAAATCTTCCATATCCATATAATGAAAAAGCATCTTTAATTGAAACTCCATCTAAAGAAAGTCTTATTATAGTAAGATTATATTATCGCATTGTTACAAAACGATTTAATATGATAAATTATATTAGTAATGATAAGAAATTTACTAAAAATATTGAACCTCAGACAGCATCGTTTTCTAGATTAGAAGATGCTGAAGAATTTTTTAATTCATTATCAAAGTTTACTAAAAAAACATCATGTATTATAGAAGTATGGGATTTTGGTCCACCAGATTATAAGTTCAAAAATTACTTTATAACAAAAACTGGAGAAAAAACTGAAGAGTTTCCTTTAGGATAAATTATTCTTCAAAATATCTTTGATTATTAAGATCTTCAAGAGCACTAATCAAAGTGCTCTTTTTTTGTATCTGAGCGTCTAACTGTAATTTTGCAGTTTGATATCCATATCTTTGTAATTCATAAGATGCTCGTGCTTCTTTAATAACGTTGATCTGTACAATAACAGCATCTCTTTCTGCTCGATACGTAGTCAAACTGTTTGTAAGTGTTGTAATGGAGTTAGAATATCCTACACAATCACCAACTATTGGCGTGGTAAATCCTTCATAAGTTCCAATGGAAACTTGTGTCACAACATCGTAAGTTCCAACGCCAACATTGTTTGAAGATAATTCTTGAGTGCTTTTTGAAAATGGATTTGGTGATGTAAATGACCAAGAATGAAGAATAACACGATCCTCAACAACGTCTACAACTGCAGCAGAAGTTGTTCCACATCCAATAACGTTTGCTTGCTGTCCTAGAACTAGGATTTGATTTTGAATGGTTTTAATTTGATTATTGATTTCTAAAATTCTAGTATCCAATCCTTTTGTTGCTGGATCAAATCTATTGATCTGTTCGTTTATTCCTTCAATAACATATTCTGGATCTTCATCGTCTGCAGTTCTTATTTCAATACCAGAAATAACCTGATCAAGTTGTTCTTTTTGCTTGTTATCTTGAGCAACTGATTTTTTATATGATGAAATCAAATATTCTGTCTTTGGACCACTTGCCATAGTATAAATACAATGAAGAACGGTGTCTCAGTATTTATAGGTAATGCCACTAAGTAGACTGGAAAATTTTCTCAAAAACGTTCAGGGAAATGTAATATACGTCAATCCCGAAGAACTTGACGCAACAGATGATATCAGCAATACTGGTAATTCAAGAGCACGTCCTTTCAAGACTATTCAACGTGCTCTTTTAGAAAGTGCTAGGTTCTCATATCAAGTAGGGCAAAACAATGATCGGTTTGATAAAACCACGATCATGGTTTCTCCTGGTGTTCATTATATTGACAATAGACCAGGACTTGCAATTGATACGAGTGCTAATCTAACGGATGCTAATGGATCTGCAGCGTCGATCAATCAGTTTTCTGTAGGCACCAATTTTGATATTCAAGATCCTGATAACGTATTATATCTTTTCAATTCCATTCACGGTGGTGTAATTCTACCTCGTGGAACTTCTATTATTGGATCAGATCTTAGAAAGACAAAGATTAGACCAAAATATGTTCCTCAACCAAATAACGATAATATTCCAAGATCTGCAGTTTTTAGAGTAACTGGTGGTTGTTTCTTCTTTGGATTTAGTTTATTTGATGCAGATCCTGGTGATAGAATTTATAGAGACTTTACAAAGTCTGTCTATTCTCCAAATTATTCCCACCACAAATTAACATGTTTTGAGTATGCAGATGGTGTAAACACTGTTGCTGGTAAAGGTGGTACAGATCTTGACATGTACTACCGTAAGCTTACTTTAGCTTATGGTGTAAACTCAGGTAGAGCACTTCCAGATTATCCTGCAAACAACGATTTCCAAGCAACTGTTGATGAATCGAGAATTGTTGGTGCAATTTCTCAAATTGGTGATGTTGAGATTGAAGATATTTACTCTGGTGCCAATCCATCAGCATCTGTAGCAACACCTGTTGTTACTGTAGTCACAAGAACAAATCATGAGTTTTCAGTAGGAACTCCAGTTCTTATCTTTGGCGTAGGAAATGCTGAATATGATGGTAGTTATGTTGTATCTCAAGTTGTTAACGATACAACTTTCACATATTCTCTAGCATCAACTCCAACTTCGACTGCAAATCCTAGCTTAATCGGAAAAAATCCGATTGTCACCGTAGAATCTGACACGGTAACATCATGTTCTCCATATATTTTTAACTGTTCAGTTAGATCAACATATGGTCTAAATGGAATGCACGCAGATGGTGATAAAGCCACTGGTTTTAAATCAATGGTTGTTGCACAATTCACTGGAATTGGACTAAACAAAGATGATAATGCTTATGTCAAGTACAACACAACATCTGGTATTTGGCAAGATCAAGCAACGCTAGGAACTTCTGTTTCATTACATACGGATAGTAGAGCAAGGCATAAACCAACTTGGCAGAACTTCCATGTAAAAACATCGAATAATGCATATATTCAATGTGTTTCTATCTTTGCCATTGGTTATGCACAGCATTTTATCGCTGAAAGTGGTGGAGATCAATCAATCACAAACTCCAACTCAAACTTTGGTGCAAAATCATTAGAGGCAGATAATTTTAGAAAAGACGCATTCTTGAAGGACGATCAAGGATATATCACAGAAATTATACCAGCACAGAAAAACTTTGCAAAACAAGTTGAGGTTAATTATCTTCCTCTTGATGTAGAAGTTACTGCTGGATTATCAACTGATATCAAATTATATTTCTACGGATATAATCAAAGAGATACTGTTCCACTAAAGAGCACTGGTGGTTATATCATTGGTAATAAGGTTGGTGAAACTATTCAATGTAATATTGACAACGTTGTCTATGGTGCTACCGTTCTAATGCCTGTTCCTGGATCTAATCCAGATAATAGAATTTCTGCAAGAAAAGAATATCTAGTTGGTAGATCTGCAGGTATCAACTCAATCACTGGAAACACATTTACTCTACAAGAAAATCACAGACTTCTTCCTGGTGAATCAATCAGAGTTTATTCTGAAACTGGATCACTTCCAGATGGACTAGAGCATAAAACAGTTTATTATGCAATCACAAATGGTCTAAATGCAGACCAAATTCAGATTGCAACAACTTATAATAATGCATTGTCAGGTGATGAACTTACTGGTATCAACAATATTGGTGGACAACTAAGAATTGTTTCTGAGGTTGCTGATAAATCTCCTGGTGATCCTGGACATCCAATTCAATTTGATAGTACTGGTTGGCATATTAATGTTGGCGCTGGTAATAGTTTACGTGCTGCAATCGTAACTAATCAGGCAAAAGTTACACCAAAGACAGGTAATGCTTTCATTTATAGAGCACCTGATAATAGAACAGACAATGAAAAGATTTATCGTCTAAGATATGTTATTCCAGATAATGCTACAATTGCATCACCACCATCTAACGGATTTTCAATTGAAGAAAGTAGTTCTGTAATTGATGATACTAATTACAAAAATGATAATACTACACTCACATCAGTAACAAATCTGAGAACAAAGACTAACATTATCAATGCTTCTTGGTCTTCAAATATTGGTGTTGTTACTACACAGTACCCACATGGATTAAAGGCAGGACACTTAATTGAAATCAATAGATTAAAAAGTACAAATAATAGCAGCGGTTCTGCAAATTCTGGATTTAATGGATTGTTTGAAGTTCTTTCAATCACTGATAGTAAAACATTTAGAATTGGATTAAATACAAATCCAGGATCAATTTCTACTATAACAACTGGTATTCCATACACAGTATTTGATCAAAGTGTTGTTGGATCTGGTAGAACATTTAGTCCGTATTTTGTTAAAAAAGATTTTGGTCCATCTTATCAAATCTACAATAATGCTGCAGTACAAAAGTATAAAAAAGATATACAAGATGGTGTCTATGATCTAACCATTCTTGGATATTTAAAAACACCAGATGTAACACCATTCTCAACAGCATCAAATAGGTTCTCACAGAATATCAATGATCTTGTTCCTGCAGTTGGTAAAGATACTCAAAAAGATGATCCAAATGCAACAACAAGTTATGCATTGCGTGATCTTGTTGGACAAGTAGAAAGTAGTGATCCTTCTGATAGTGTTTCAAAAGAAGCAGTATTCTCATTATTTGAACAAACTGGCATTGGTATTGGTATTACTGGGGCATCAGTTTCTGGATCTACCTTAACAATCAATACTGCTGTAGAACATAATTTAAATGGTATTTCTAGTGTAACATCAATCACTGGTGGATCTAACTACGGAACAAATAGTGGCAGTACTGAAAATTATTTCAATGTAAGATTAGAAAATGGTAGCGGCAGAGGTGCAACAGCTAATGTAACGGTTTCTGCTGCTGGTACAATTAGTTCTGTTACTCTTGTAGATAATGGTTCTGGATATGCTGTAGGTAATGTTCTTACTGTAAGAGGAGTTCCATTCTTTGCTGCTGGTACAAATTCTACAGTCACTGTTGCATCAATTGATAATAGAGTTGGTGATGCAATTCAAGTTGTTGGTGTAGGAAGCACTGCATATAATGGATTGTTTAGAATTGCTTCTGTTCCTAATTCTAAGACAATTACTTATAGTGGAACTGCATCTGGTGTATCAACTGGAGGATTTGTTTATCATGTTGGTATTGCAACAAATGTTGTTAATATCACTCATGACGCACTAAGTGGTATTGCAACTGTTCTTCTTACTTCTGATATTGGATTAAGAAGTGGAGATCAAATTGTTATCGCAGGATGTACAGGGTTCTCTACAATTTACAATGGAACACATTTTGTTAGTGAAAGAGTAGGATATGGTTCTTCTCTACGTGTTAATATTGGTGTAACAAGCAATGCTCCTGCGTTTGCTGGTGTTGCAACTGCACACGGAACTGGTATTTCCATTCGTGGAAGAGGAAGAGGAATTCCAATTTATGATGGTGTAACTACTAGATTGACTTCTGGTATTACAACCACAACGACATCAATTTCTCTTGCTGATAAAAACATGCTCAAGAGAGGTGATTATCTCTTGATCGAAGATGAAATTGTAAGAATTACCAATAGTGGTGCAACAAGCGTTATTCGTGGTGTATTAGGATCTAATGCTGTTCCACACGATGCTAACGTTGCAGTCAGAAGAATTAATGCATTGCCTGTAGAAAATAGAAGATATTCTATTCTTCGTGCTTCTGGACATACATTTGAGTATCTTGGATATGGTCCTGGAAACTATTCTACTGCGATGCCACAAGCTCAAGATAGAGTTCTTGATGATAACGCAGTGCTTCTTGCACAGTCGGTTCAAACCAGAGGTGGACTAGTTGTTTACACTGGTATGAATGATACTGGAGATTTCTATATCGGTAAGAATAAAATCAATGCTGTTACTGGTCTTTCTGGTGCTAGTGGTGATATTGGTGATGCTGCAAGCACGGAAAAGACAACTTATGCAACACTTACTGTCGATGATTTAACAGTTAATAATAATCTATACAGTAAGGGTAACACTGAAGTTGTTGATCTTGCTTTAAAGGGTAATCGTGCAGGTGATATTGCACAAACAGTTTATGTTGGTATTCGTGCTGGTGATACTTGCCCATCAAGTGCAACAGATAATATTCTTTTTAGAACCACATTCACTCGTGGTGGATACATTGGTTGGGTAAGAACAAATGAAGCAAATGCTGGTGTAAGATGGAAACGTTGGGGTAAAATTTCTCATGAATGCGCTAGTGATCATTATGTCTTTGATAAGATTGGTATTGGTGTAACATATTGTGCTGATCAATATCAGTTCCAAACTGTTGGCATCAGCACATTTAATGGTAACGTATTTGTTACTGGCATTACTACTGTAGTAGGAAATACTCGTATTACAGGAAATGTAAATGTCACAGGTGTTTCTACATTTACTGGTAATGTTCAAGTATCAACAGGATCTTCTTTCATTGGTGCTGGTACAATTCCTATTGGTGGTATTATTATGTGGTCTGGATCTATTGTATCCATTCCAACTGGATGGGCACTATGTAATGGATCTAGTGGAACACCAGATTTAAGGGACAGATTTATTGTTGGTGCTGGAAACATCTATTCTGTTGCTGGTGTTGGTGGTACAGCTGATTCTCAACTTCCTGCCCACACGCACAATGTAACGAATGGTTCTGCAAATAGTTTCATTGCTGTCACCGAAGTTTCTGAAGAAGGTGTAAACCAAGGCGGTGGTGGTTCTGTACAAGTTGGTGATGGTGGAAACGAAACTAAAACTACGTTTACAATTCAATCTGCGGGTATTTCTTCAACAAATCAAAACCTGCCACCATATTATGCATTAGCGTTCATCATGAGAACTGTTTAATAAATACTGTTAACAAGGAGCGTAATAGTAGATGGCATCTGTCAATAAGAAGTTTTCTGTTGAAAAAGGTCTTGAAGTTGGAGATCAGGCTCTTTTTGTAGATGCTGATACTAATAAAACTGGTATCGGCAAGACTGATGCCAAATATGGACTAGATGTTGCTTCCACAGCAAATTTTGATGGTATTGTTGCTGCTGGACAAATTGGTATTGGTAGCACACAACCAGTAAGAGATGCTGATTTTCGTGGCGATGTTCAATTTTATGAAAAGGTTTACGATTCAAATAATAGTGCTGGAACTAATGGGCAAGTTTTAAGATCTGTCGGCACTGCTGTTTCTTGGACAGATCTTGCGGAAATTCAAGTTAATGCTGCAGGTACAACTTTCCAAGTACAATATAGAAAATCTGATGGTAAGTTTGGTGGTGCAAATCAATTATATTATAATGATACAACAAATAGAGTTGGTGTTGGCACATCTGTTCCAGAATATCTTTTCCAAGTAAAACGTCCAAGAGATCAAAGTTCAAACGGATTTGTTCAAATTGGTGGAACATTTTTAGACGCAGCAGGTACTGTTGGTGGTGCTAGTTCTGTTCTTGGTGCCAATGCTGCTGGTGAACTTGTTTGGACTGGTGTAGGTTCAAGTGAATTTAATGTCATTTTTGTTACCCAAGATGGTAATGATAGTAATACTGGAAGATCTCCAACATCAGCAAAGAGAACAATTAAAGCGGCTTGTGGAATTGCAACAGCAGGGCAAGTTATTCGTGTAACAGGTGGTGTTTATCCAGAAAATAATCCAATTATTGTTCCAAAAAACGTTACCATTGATGGAGATGATCTAAGAAACACTCAAGTCATTCCAACAAATATTGGACGAGACTTGTTCTATGTTGACAATGGTGATCTGCTTCAGAATATGTCATTTGTTGGTTCAGCAAATACTGGAGCGATGATTGCGTTTAATCCAGCATCGAATACTGGCATTATTACACAATCACCATATGTAAGAAACTGTACGAACTTTGTTCCAAATAGCATTGGTATGAAGATCAATGGACGCCATGCAGAAGGAACAAAATCTATGGTTGTTGATAGTTATACTCAATACAATCAAGGTGGCATTGGTGTTTCTATCACAAACGATGGATATGCTCAGTTGGTTTCTATTTTTACCATTTGTACAGACAAAGCAATTACTTGTTACTCTGGCGGATCTTGTGATCTTAATAATTCCAATGCATCATTTGGTAACTATGGATTGGTTGCGTCTGGTGTTGGTACAGTTCATTATACAGGTATCTTAACAACTGCTGCTGTGGCAGAAGATAATGTTATTGTCGTGTCTGGATTAGGAACAAGAAGACCATTTACAGGACAAGCACTTTACATTGGAGAACTCTTCAATGAAGTCATTCGTGTTAATATAACATCCTCTGGTGCTGGATATACTTCAGCAAATCCACCAACAGTTACCCTTAGTGCCCCTACTGGTCCCAATGGAATTACTGCAGAAGCTGTTGCTAACGTTAGTGGATTTGGATCAGTTACTTCTATTGATCTTATCTCATCTGGTACACAATATAGATCTGCTCCTACAATCACGATTGGCGCTCCAATTACAGGTATTGCTACAGCAACTGCTACTGCAGTAATTGGACCATCATACTTTACTATAAATAGTGCTACAACGCCTACTGCAGGCGTATCTACGATCACTCTTGATCAAAATCTACCCTCAAATATTGGTGTTGGATCTACGGTTCCATTTGCAAAACAATCACTAATTCTTGCTTCGTCATATACTTTTGAATACATCGGTACTGGTACAACAATTACAACTGCATTCCCTGCAAATGGTGGGGTATCAATTCCAGAAAATATGGTTGTATCTGAGTTTGGTGGTAAAGTCGTTTATACATCAACTGATGAAAAAGGAAACTTTAGAATTGGTGATGGATTTACAATTAATCAACAAACTGGAACCATCACTGGAGATGCATTCAATAAGAGTATTCAGGCAACTCTAACACCACTCATCATTGCATTAGGACAAGTATAAACCATGGCTGCTATTCCTTTAAACAAATTTAAAACAATTACTCATACACTTTCAACAAGTGCTGTTGGAATTTATACCTGTCCACCAGGTGTTTCAGCACTTTTAATTTATGGTAATGTCGCTAACGTTGGTTCGGGAACATCAGTAACATCATTTACTGCATACCATAGTAGAAATGGTACTGATACTGAAATCATCAATCTAGGAAGAATTCCTTCTCAAGATTCGATGTCGTTTATTGATGGTAGATTAGTTTTAGAAGTTGGAGATATTTTAAAAATCAAAGGGGATTTTAGTAATACTATGAAGTGTATTATTAGTGTACTGGAGAACGCTAAGTAATGGCAAGACTTCTTTCTGGTAGAGTAGGACTTACCAGTGCTGCTGGTTTATCTACAGATCGATATTCCTTTATTAGTCTAGAACAAACAGAACCTAATTTAGGAAATCCATCCAATAATAACTATGTTCTTTACAGTGATGTAAATGGACTTCGTTATTGGGGTCCTAACGTACCAGCAGGATCTATCAACGGTGTTACCGTAGAAGATGAAGGTGTAACACCAGTAGGATTTGCTGGTTCTATTACAATTTTTAATTTTGTAGGTGCTGGTGTAACCGCAACACAATCCACCAGAGTTGTCTCTGGATTAAATATTGGTGTTGCAACTGTTACAATTGGACTACCGCCAGAACAAATTGGTATTGGTTCTGTCGTTACTGGATCAAGTCCAGGTATTGTTGAATATCTTAATACAGAAGTTGGTCTAGGAGGATCTGTAACCATTGATGCCACGACTATGCCCAATGCAGAACGAGCATGGTCAATTTATGAAACTTTAGTTCTTAATGAAGGCAATGAATTGGTTATTGGTGATGGTAGAATTTTTACCGTCGATATTCTAAATCTAGGTAGTCTCTAATCATAAATAAAAAAAGCAAAGTAGAACACTTTAGGAACTTATAATGTCAAAGCTTCGCGTAAATACGGTTGTAAACAGAACTAATACTGATAAAGTTATCTTTCCGTATGGTATTGGTGTTACAAATGGAATCGTAGTTTCTGGTGTTGTAACTGCGACTTCGTTTGTTGGTAGCGGAGTTTCTTTAACTGGTGTTCAAGGAACAATAACAGTTCAAGATCCTGCTGGAAATAATGCTTTAACTGGAATTACTACCATTAGGGTTGGAACTGGAATGACAGTTACCAGTCCTACTTCTGGTATTGCATCAATCAGACCAACTGGTATTTTAGAAAGTTTACGTGTAACTGGAATTGCAACATTTGGTACTACTGGACTTACAACGTTTAATGCTGGAACTGGACAAATAAGATCTCAAGCAATTGGAAATCTTATTCGCCAAAGTGTACTTAATAATTCAGATTTAACTACTCAACTTGCTACAGACTATCCTGGTGCGATTGCTAGATCAATAGAAGATGGGCAATTATATTCTGCATCAACTACTGCTGGTTGGCAACAAATAGCAAAGGCAAATCATAGTGGTATTATTACTGCTTCTGGCGGATTTGTTGCTGCTGGAAGTAGTGTAGGATTTACTGGAAACTTAAATTCATCTGGAGTATCGACTGCAGCATTTTTACGTTCTACAACAATTAACGTAAGTGCTGCTGCTACAGTTGGAACTTCATTAACTGTAACTCAAGATCTTAATGTTGGAAGGCATGTTTTAGTTTCTGGTGTTACTACCGTTACAGATATTACTGCAACTGGTGGTATCACAGGAAAAATTAATTCTTCTGGAGTTTCCACAATTACTCAACTTGTAGCAACCACAGTAAATGCTTCTGGCGTTGTTACTGCTTCTTCATTTAACGGTTCATTAACGGGACAAGTTAATGGAAACGTGATTGGAGAAATTAATTCTACTGGCATTTCAACACTGGGTAGAATTAGTGTTACTTCTATCAATCAAGCAAGTGGAATTTCTACTATTCCTCAGTTAAAAGGAAGCACTATTTCCATTACTGGAGTTTGCACAGCTGCTTCATTTGTTGGTGATATTACTGGAGAATCGACTGGATTATCAGGAATACCAGATATTAATGTTGGATTTGTAACTTCCAAAACAATTTTACCAGCAACACATAATACCCACGATCTAGGATCATCTTCTGTACGTTGGGCAAACATTTATTCTGCTGACATGCACTTTAGTAATGAAGGAAGCAGCAATAGTGTAGACGGAACATGGGGAGATTGGACGCTGCAAGAAGGTGAAAATGATATCTTTATGCTCAATAATAGAAGTGGTAAGAAATATAAAATCAACTTAACAGAGGTATAAAATAAATACTCCTGTAGTATAAAATATACCCCATTATGTCTAGAGCCAGAGAACTGGCGAAACTTGGTGGAGCAGGTCAACAGGTAATTGCTGGTGTATCCAGTTTTGTTGGCGTATCTACTTTCGCCTCCGATGTCTTCATGTTAGATGACCTAACGGTCAGTGGAAATCTAAATGTTACTGGAGACTTAACTTATGATGAGGTTTCTGCAAGAAACCAAAACGTTACAGGAATTACAACCACTGTAGATTTAATTGTATCCAGAAACGCTTCTGTTACTGGTATCCTAACCGCTTCAAAAGGACTTACTGGTAACATTAATGCTACTGGTGTTTCTACAGCAGCATTCTTACAAGCAACTACGATAAATGTATCTGGTGCTTCTACTATTGGTGGATTAACAGTATCTGCTGGGGTTATTGGTAACCTAAATGCTTCTGGTGTTTCTACAGCAGCATATCTTCAGGCAACAAATATCAATGCCTCTGGTATTGGAACTGCATCAAGATTTGTATCAACAGTTGCAACAGGAACTGCACCACTAACAGTTTCATCAACAACTGCGGTTACAAACTTAAACGCAGATTTACTAGATGGTCAACATGCACCATCAGGAACTATTGTTGGTACATCAGATACCCAAACTCTTACCAATAAAACCTTAACAACCCCAGTAATTTCTTCAATTTCTAATAGTGGTACACTTACATTACCAACATCAACTGATACGTTAGTTGGTCGTGCTACAACAGATACATTAACAAACAAGACCTTAACATCACCAACATTAACAACTCCAGTATTAGGTACTCCTTCTTCAGGTACATTAACTAACTGTACTGGATTACCTGTAGCAACTGGTATTGCTAACTTAGGTACTGGTGTAGCAACCTTCCTTACAACGGCTTCATCAGCAAACCTTGCGTCTGCTGTAACTGATGAGACTGGTTCTGGGGCACTTGTATTTGGTACGACACCAACACTAGTAAACCCAACTATTACTGGTTCGGTTCAAGGTAATATCAATGCTTCTGGTGTTTCTACAGCAGCATTCCTACAAGCAACTACAGTAAACGTATCTGCTGGTGCTTCTGTTGGTGGCAACTTAGTTGTTACTGGTGATCTTACTGTAAATGGTACAACCGTTACAATTAACTCAACAACTCTTACAGTTGATGATAAGAACATTGAACTGGGTTCAACTGCTTCTCCAACAGATGTAACTGCCGATGGTGGTGGTATTACACTAAAAGGAACTACAGACAAAACCCTAAACTGGGTAGATGCTACTGATGCTTGGACTTCTTCTGAAGATTTCAACCTTCTTACTGGTAAGCAATATGAAATCAATGGCACATCAGTTCTAAGTTCCACAACACTTGGATCTGGTGTCGTTAATTCTTCATTAACTAGTGTAGGCACTTTAGGAAATCTAACGGTATCTGGTGGTATTACAGGAAGATTGAATTCTTCAGGTGTTTCTACCATTACCCAACTACAAGCAACTACAGTAAATGCTACTGGAGTAGTTACAGCAACTTCATTCTCTGGTTCTGGTTCAGGTATTACTGGTCTTACCAACAGCAATCTAAGTGGTTCTGCTGGTATTACTAATGCTAACCTTCAAAACTCCACAATTTCTGGTGTTTCTCTAGGTTCTAACCTGAATGCACTGACAATCAGCACGGGTCTTTCTGGATCTTCTTATAATGGTTCTGGTGTAGTTACGATTGCAATTGATAGCACAGTTGCTACGTTAACTGGAACTCAGAATTTAACAAACAAGACCTTAACATCACCAACATTAACAACTCCAATATTAGGTACTCCTTCTTCAGGTACATTAACCAACTGTACTGCATTACCTATCACAGGTATTACTTCATCAACCACTATTGGTTTAGGTGTAGGTGCTATTGAACTCGGTCATGCAAGTGATACTTCAATCACAAGATCTGCTGCAGGTACTGTTCAAATTGAAGGTGTTACAGTTGCAACAGCAACTAACACATTAACCCTAACCAATAAAACGATTGGTGCTGCTACAATTTCAGGCAATCTAGTACCAAACGCCAACAATACAATTGATCTTGGATCATCCGCAAACCGTTGGGCAAACGTTTATTCAAACGACTTAGACTTGTCAAACGAAGGCGGTGCTAATAGCATTGACGGTACTTGGGGTTCTTACCTTATTCAGGAAGGGGAAGAACATCTATATATTATTAACAGAAGAAGTGGTAAGAAATTCCGCTTCGTTCTTGAAGAAGTTTGATTTGTTAACATAAATACACCAAGGAGATTAAATCAAAATGGCTTTATACGGAGATGGCGTAAACGTTACAAAAACCACAAGTGCTACCGCTGGTACTTATGGTTCTGCAACACAAGTCGCCCAAGTAACAGTTGATGCCAACCAAAGAATTAGTGGCATCACAAATGTTTCAATCACTGCTGCAGTAAACGCAAACGCTGCTGCTGGTGATGTTGGATCTTACGCATTCATGCAACAATCATCTGGAAATACCACATATAACCCAGGTGATACCCTAGCAGGTTCATCCCTACGTTATTCTGACGCTACTGGTCGTCTT